GTGCGCAAATTAATGCCAACATTAAAAGTGAAAAAACAACGCTACAATTTGCACTACAGGCTACGCGAGAAAGGCATCAACGTAAAAACGAAGGATCATTCCATCGGTATAACAAACTCCCAGGAAACAATCATCAGCAACGATCTGCAGCTGATCCATCTGCTCACCAAACACAATTATATCATTCAATACCAAATGTTTTAACCAATGGAACTACAATTTATAAGACGAACTACCCAGCAAACAACCTGCATTGCCTGCCATGGCGAAGGCAAAATATACGGACATGTATGTTATATATGCCAGGGAAAAGGAACCCGCCCAATACAGGTAGAGGCCGACATCACCGGGAAGCTTCATCAGCTGAAGCAATATATAAAAAAGGAAGATTTTACAGAGTTATTTACCAATAAACCATAAAAAAATGGATACACTTATCAAAAATTTAGGCTTTGTGAAAAACACAAAAGTGATTAATGGTTTCAAACCGCATTATAAAAAAGGGGATGATTTCCTTTTTTTAATCGGAGCTGATTTTTGGATATCAAAAATTTACAGCATTGATGATGCCTTCAGAAACCACACCGGGAAAATATATGGTGTTTTAACAGGCAAAGAACCAGCTTGCGCAAGTCGTGATTGGGTAACTGCCAGAAACCTTATACTACTAAAGCTGGATCCATTATCGAAAGGCCAATGGAATGCTGATGGTAATGACATCGAATATATTGAAACAATTTTTTAACAATTTAAAAATTAAAACTATGTTACATGCTCGTGAAGATTACATGAGGATTCAAGACCCGGAAAATAAAATTCCGAAAAATGAACCAGTATTTTTACTTAGAGGTCAGGATAAATTTGCACCTGAATTGCTTTTGCGCTGGGCTGCAAAATTGCGACTTGATGGCGGACAACCTGCGATGGCTGAAATGGTGGAAAACCACGCCCAGAAAATGATCGAGTGGCAAAAATCAACTGTTAAAAGACCTGATTTACATCCTCTCGATGATGCGAACTACATTCATCAAGGTTCAATGTAAGTTTTAACGGGACAGGCTATTTATTATGCTTGCCCCAAACAAATAGACATAAACCCATCAACTTAGCCAACTCCGCACTTTAGCTCACTCTAGTTCACTCCGCACTTTTCAAAAGCCACCTTTCCGGTGGCTTTTTCTTTATGTGTGAGCGCAGCGAACTCCTATAATTTACCGCTCTTGCGCACGCATTTTCGGCAGCTAACAATATGTGTGCCATTCGCTAAATTCCAAATGTTCTCAGTCACATCGTTTTGGTAAAAAAAACAACCCCCACCCCCAAAGGCTGATTTTTTTTGTAATTTGTAATTTTATAGTATAAAAGGCTCAATTAAAGAGTTTTACAAGATTACAAATTTATTACAAACTTTTTTCAATTTGTAATTTGTAATTATTTTCAGGCAATTTCAGAGTGATTTTCGAAAAACGCACAAAAAATTACAAAAAATTACAAATTTACTCAAAACAAACAACCAACTGAAATAGAACCATTTACGAAATAATTACAAATTAATTACAAACCAGTTTGTAATTTGTGTGTATTTGATTGTCAAGCAGTTACTTGTTGTAAAATGGCATAATTACAAATTTTTTCAATTTTCGGGGATTTTTTAGGTAAGGCTGCGAAAAAAAACGGGTTTAGACATGTCTAAAATTATTTTAGTGTTACAAATGTAACTTACTGGTTATTAGCGTATTTTTAAGAAATAAAATTTACTGCATGAATTTCATTTCAATACAAGTACCCGTATATAAGTATCTGAAAAAATTTGCCGAAACGCGCTATGCAAACCACAACAACCAGATCATGGTTAGCACCGCCAAAAGCCCTGGCATCGTGATGTGGAAAATATTGACCCGAAAAAATTACAGGCCCTTCGCAATGGCAAATTCGTATTACAATGCAAACCTCGAATTCCTTATCTCCGAGCGGTTTTACAATAACTCAGGGTTTTTCCTTTCGCCCGAAAACACCTTTATATTCAACAGGTACCTCAGGCACCAGTTCGAAGAATCGTTGTTCGATCATATCACCATCAACGCCTACTGCGGATTTTCGAACAACATCGAAAACCAGATCCTCACCTATCTCGATTATTATAACATCACCGAAAGCGAACGATCGCTCGAATCAATTTTAAAAAAATACCAGCGCTGGCGATGCGAGCGAAAGGTGTGTATCGAAAAAATATGATATTTATTTTTGTCCGATTTGTCCACCATCAAGTAATCACTTGATTTTTTAAAAAACACCCTCATTTTTTACTGTCCTTTTGTTTTTTTATCGCCTGATTCATCTTTGACACGAAATTTTGAATCATGCTTATAAAAACGATCGCGTATAAATTAGCTTCCTCCGATTTGAGCTGGATAAACATTCCGGTGCAAACCGATAGCGCAATCTACCGTGAAACTACATCAGCCGTTCGCCAGGGAAACCTGATCGATGTACTTTGCTCGGCCTATATTCCTGAGATAAGCATGGTAAAAGATGCTTTGTATCAGAAACTTTCGGCAGTAGGCGCCTTGTTTTTGCTGGTAACACACACCGGCGATAAATATTACCTGGGCACCGATACCCTGAAGGCAACATTCACATCAGAAAAGATTGACGGTGATAAACCGGGTTCAAAATCGGGATATAACATTAAAATAGCTTTAAAATCAATGCCTGACGCGCTTTTCAAGTCCTTTCAGACTGAAAGCGAAGAGGGTATTATTGTCGTACCAGAATAAAAAAAGATGATTTTACATCCTTATCTTGCTTCTACCATTTTAAACGAGCCCTGGGCTATCAATCCCGAGGCCGTAAATGGTTATGCTCCGTTAATAAGTAACATCCTCAATAATAACATTGCTTTCGAGCGTGGCGAACCTGTTTTGCCATCTGTTGTTTCGGCAATCGGCCAACCGGCTGATGAAGCTTCAGGCACCGAAAACACACAATCGAAAAACATACAGGTGATCCGCATGACGGGTGCACTCACAAAAAACAGCCAGATGTGTGGTCCGGCTGGCATGGCACAAATGGGCGACTGGCTTAAACAAGCTTTTGCCGATAATAGTATTGATGCCGTTTGTTTATTTATCGATTCGCCTGGTGGCACCGTTGCCGGGACCGAAACGCTGGTCGAAATTATTAAATCGAAAAACAAGCCGGTTGTGGCTTTTGTTGATGATATGGCCTGCTCGGCAGCCTACTGGATTGCTTCGGCATGCGACGAAATAATTGCCAACAACACCACTGCCCAAATTGGCAGTATTGGCGTTGTACTTGGCTTTATGGATGTGCAACCGGCACTCGAAAAACAGGGAGTCAAATTTCATTCGATCACAGCACCGCAGTCGGTTAATAAAAACATGCGTTACGAAAAACTGAGAGCCGGCGATTACGAAGAGTACAAACAAAACGTACTTGCCCCATTGGCCCAGAAGTTTATTGATGCCGTAAAAATAAACCGACCCAATGCCGGTGATCAGCATTTTGCCGCTGATGTGTTTTTTGCGCAGGATGTTGTTGGATCGCTTATCGATTCGATTGGCACATTCGACACCGCCATACAACGAGCCTCATCGCTGGCATCGGTTGTTACAACTACAGCTCATTCTAACCCCACTCAAAATACTATGAAAAAAACCGATTACAACCGGCTTGCAAAAGCCTCCGGTGTGCCATCGCTCGAAACCGATGATGGTAGCATCACCCTGACTGCCGAAATGGCCCAGGCTGTTGAGTCAGCTTTCGAAGCTTCCGAAACAGCACAAACAACCATGCAACAGCAGATCACCGACCACACTACAGCGCAAAACCGCGTTGCTGAACTCGAAGCCGAGCTTCAGACAGCCAACGAGCGTATTGCCGAACTTTCGAACACAGCTGGTGCCGATACGGCTACAGTTACAGCCCTAACCGATGCGCAGAATCCTTCATCCGGTTCATCGTTCTGGGAACGCTTCCATGCATTGTCAAACCCTAATTCTAAATAAACCGTGGCTATCACAATCACTCAATCACTCATCGATGCAGGTACCAGGTACCGCAAAGATTTACTTACGCAGCCTGTAGCCGTTTTGGCCGAAGTGCTTGCTAACATGTCGCTCAAGACCGGCCTTCAGGGCAAGGAAATTGGGGGCATACTGAACACCAACGCCGAGCTTCGTCCGTACAAGACTTTGAAAGATGCCGCGGCTGACACTACCACCATCGTGCCTTACGAATGGGAAACATTCCTTGGCGACGTTGTAAAAGAATTCGATCCTAATGCCATCCTGGGTACTTTGTACACCGAGATGACAAACAAGAAACCTAATGAGCGCGAAATCGCACGTTTGGTAGCTTTGGAAATGGCTAAAAAAGTTGGTCAAGCATTGTACAATGCAATGTTTACTGGCGTGCGCAATGCTGCCGGTACAACCACCGCCGATTTATTCAACGGTTTCAGCACACAGATTGCCGCTGCCATCGTTGCAAACAAACTCACCGCTCTTTTGAAAAACTTTCAGGATATCTCTGCAGTTCCGACTACAGTATTGAATGTTGGTGATCAGCTCAAAGCTGCATGGCGTGCCCTCGATCCTTTGTTGAAAAAACAAAAGGTGAATCTGTATCTTCCAACTTCCATTCTGGAATTGTACGAAGACTGGTTCCAGGTTGAATATGGTCATGCACCATGGAACACCGATTTCAAACAAGGTAAGCTTGTTGGATCACAAGGCCGTTGCACATTTGTTCCTTTGGACAATATGGAAGGCACCGATTATATGTTGTTCACCGTGCGTGAAAACATGAAAGTGGGTGTTGACCAGGAATCTGACAAGGAAGATGTACGCATCCGCGAGTGTGACAATCCAAAAGCAGTTCAGTTTTTCATGATGGCTTACTTCGGTGTTGGTTTCGACAACCTGGATAAGAGCTACATGAACGTAATCAAATTTGCTTAATCCCCTGGAGGTATAAAATGGGAATATACGCATCACTCAAATGGATCGACGGACAGGTAAATCCTTCCGGTATCAAAACGCGGGTTTTCTGGGCACCAAAAACGCACATTGCAACCCATCCTAAAGTAATTGCCTTGCCTTTAACCGCTGGCGATTATGTAACCCTTGCCGGTGATTTCGGTATGGCAGTTGGTAAAACATTTTTCGAACTTTACTCTACCCAGGGTAAAGGAAAAGTGGATTTTGAACCAATCGGCGAAAAAGACCACAAAATGTTCATTAACAAAGGGATGTTCAGTTTTCCTGACATCAGCGATGCTGCAAAGGCAATGGCAAAATCGAACATCAACAGCAATGTTGTGCTTGTAGCCCTTATGCCACACGAAAGCGAATTTCGTGCCGTGGTTATCGGTGAAGAAGACTGGGACACAACCGTAACCTTCAAAGGAACATCGGGCGATGCAGCCGGTTCGGCCAAAGGCCTTACTTTCGAAATTGAAGCGCCATCGGTAAATCCTTTGCCTTCATACAAAGGCGCCATCGTTTTACCTGATGGTACTTACGACTGCGAAACAGGTGTTTTCACACCAACTCCATAAACCTATCATCAACTAACAAACCTGATCCGGTAACACGGATCAGGTTTTAACTTTAAAAGCAATGCAAGAGATAAAAGACTGGCTACAAAGCGAAAATAAAGATTTCAACGCAGGTTTATTGCTGTTTCAGAAGTACTCGCGCAACCGTGCGATTTTGCTTTACCTGGCACGCAAAAAAGATATTGAAAAACTTGAATATGAACTTATGAAACTGGCACAGTTTGATGATCTTAAACCCATCGAACACCAGTCACCGGTTAGTTCAAACTTCATTAAAAAACCTGCTGTTTTAACCGAAGCCGACGAAGTGCATAAGCTTATGCAATCGCGCTCGGTAAAACGTGAGGATCTTCCTGAAGAACTTCAGGTTATTTATGATGGCATTGCCGATGCTTACAAGCTTCAGCGTGTGTATCATGAAAAAATGAAACTTGCCACCACCGACGAGGCGCGTGCCGAACTTCGTGACAAGGTTGTCGAATGCGATAACATTATTGGCTTTGGCTGGGATCAGATTGATGAGTCGATAAATTTACCCGACGGCAAAACCCCCGAAAACCCTGATGTTGCCAAACTCGTTGGCGCAGCACGTACCTATCTGAGCCGTGCCATCAAGGATTTCAAACCAGAAAACACCGCTAAAATACTTGAACGCGTTGAAACGCTTATCAAATTCAAGGCATCTGTTAAAGCGGAAACCAGGCTTAAATTAATCGAGCTGCATGTCATCGAAGAAAACTCAAATCTACTGGGCGAATGATCAGGTAGCATTTTACTTAAGCCCTGAGGTTCAATCGCATCATGTGTTTGCCCTGATGCTTGACATACTTAAAAGAGCTGATGAAACTATCATTAGCTCTTTTGCTATTACTGAAATATGGGTGCGTATGCTCATCCGTAAAAAGCTACAGCTTGGCCATATATCCGTTTTCCTTGATTACACAGTTGCAAGTCGTAATCCGGCCAACACACATTTTGCAGCACAAAATATTGACGAGCTGCTGCTCACCAATAACCACAGTAAAAGCATCTATATGCGCAATCATTCTGATGAAATGCTTGCCATCATGAGCAACAACGCAACCAGCAACCATCGATATGAATCGGGGTGCATTTTTAAAAACCATCCGGTTATCGAAATCTATAAAAAAGAACTACAAACCATGAAACAACAATCGGCCCCATGGATGAGCTGACAGCCAGTATTGAAGAATATGCCGGGCTATTCCTCACAATTGATGAAATAGCCCTTTTACTTTGCATTGATGCGCCAACACTGAGGCGCGAAATAAGAAATGGAAAAACAGAGCATGCAAAAGCCTACCATCGTGGTAAGCTTACCAGTGTGCTCGAGGTGCGCCGGCAAACGGTTTTATTTGCTAAAAAAGGATCACCGGCAGCCGAGGCACTGGTGAATAATTATATAAGTAAACAAACTTCAAATGAATAGGAAAGGAAATCTCGATAAGTTTCATGAACTCATGTTCAACGATATCGACAGCCTTACAACGCTATCACAAAACGATCGCAGCCAGTTGATTCGTTATCGTTATGCGTTCACCGTTTTGCTCGAAACGCCTTCATCTTCTGATGTTGTTTTGCGTGATGAAATTATGAATCAATTCGGGGTGTCGATGTCGCAGGCTTACCGCGATATCGCCAACCTGAAAATCATTTTACCCAACATCCGCAATGCCGGCAAAGAGTGGATCCGCTACATAGTGAATGAGGAACTGAAAGCTGTGATAAAAATAGCTACCGACAAAGGTTTGGTGAAAGAACGGATCCTTGCTATCGCCACACTGGCGAAATACAATAAACTCGATCAGGATGAAGCTGAAGAAATGCCCTGGGATGAAATTATACCTGTTTCTATTGAGCCAACCTCAGATCCTACTGTGCTGGGTATAACTCCGCTGGCCAATAAAGATGAAGTAATTCGTCAATTGTACGAAAAATACAAGGGTGAAATCGAAATTGAAGATACTGACTATGAAGAATTAAAAGATGACACAGGAAAAGAAATCGATATATTTCAATAATCCGCAGCTCGAGTTCCGATACATAGCCGCACACACTTCAGTTGTTGTGGCAGGTCGCAGAACAGGTAAGAGCCACGGCATTAATGCGCCCTGGCTTCTGCGCAATGTGCAGCACATGCCCCGGTCGGGTGGTGGCATCGTTGGATCCACATTTCAACAGCTGCTCACACGTACATTGCCTGGCAGTTTGAAGGCACTCGAAGATATGGGTTACAAACGCAACATTCATTATTTTGTAGGCCGCAAACCTCCCAAAAGCGCTGGTTTCAAGGAACCGGTCATTAACCCGATTAGTTATGATCATGTGGTAAGCTGGTACAATGGTTCGGTGCAATACCTGATCAGTCAGGATATTCCCGGAAGTTCCAACTCACTTACTTTGCAGTATTTATTGGGCGACGAAGCAAAGTTTCTGAATTTCGATAAACTGAAAGATGAAACATTTCCGGCCAATGGTGGCTACAAAGGTCCATGGGCGAAATCGCCCTGGTTAAACTCGATGCTGTTCACCAGCGATATGCCAACCAGTAAAAAAGGATCATGGTTTTTGTCGTACAAAGAGAAGCAGGATCCTGAGCTGATTGAGATGATCAAACAGCTTGTTTGGAAGATTTATGAGCTAAAACAGCTTCCGGTAACAGAATGGAACATCCGTAAGCTGAAAGAATATAATCTGAGGCTGGCACAGTTCCGGAGTGTGGCAGTGTATTACCGCGAATGGAGTACTATCGAAAATGTTGAGATACTTGGCAAAAAGTATATTGCCCATATGAATCGCGATTTGCCGCCATTGGTATTTATGACTTCGATCATGTGTATTCGTCCGGGTAAGTTGAAAGACGGGTTTTATCCTGGCTTGCGAGATTTGCATTTTTACAGTGCCTTCGATAATACTTACCTTCAAAATTTAGATTACAATTTTGAAAAGGCTCAGGAAGAATCATGTTTTCAGGATGCTGATGTGGATCTCACCCGCCCAATCTGTGTTGCCTTCGATTACAATGCTAATATCAACTGGCTCGTTGCCGGGCAGGCAAATGGCACAAAGGCCAATGTATTGAAAAGCTTTTATGTGAAATACCAGCGCAAGCTGCGCGAGGTTGTTGATGATTTCTGCAGGTATTACAGAACCCACCTTACCCGTGAGGTTGTGTATTATTTCGATAATACAGCCCTGGGCAGCAATTATGCTGTAAGTGATGAAGATTTTGCTTCAGTGATCTGCAGCCAGTTCGAAAAAAACAATTGGACAGTGCAACGGGTGCACACAGGTAACCCATTGAAGCATCACGAAAAATACCTGATCCTCGACCAGGCATTTAAAGGGCAGAAATATCTGTTACCCATGATCAATGAACCAAACAACGAAGCCCTGAAGCTAGGCCTTGAGCATACAGGTGTGAAAATTGGTCCGTTGGGTTTCCAGAAAGATAAATCAGGTGAAAAGTTAACCGAAACTGAAGAGGATCTGCTGCAGCATCGCACCGATGGCACTGATGCATTTGACAGCCTTCTGCTTGGCATGTTCTTTTATCCGGCCAGTGGTTTCTTTGGCGGTGGTTACAAGGGTAGTTCTGCAGCTACCACAATTTAGAATGAGTCTTTGGTTATTTTGTTTTTACCTTTACAGTTAATAACAAACTAATTAAATCAATCCTCATGAAAAAACTATTCATTATCCTGGTGAGTGTCATGCTCATTTCAAACATTACATTTGCTCAGAAAGCAAAAGATATAATAAATCTTAAAACAGGTGAATCAATAAAGTGTATCATTCAAAAGGTTGATACAGTTGATTATTCGCTTACCTACATTGATGCTGTGTTGAATGTTCAAAAAGTAATTTCGCTTGATTATGTTGGTTCCTATTCTATTGATGGTGTTATAAATGCTGGGCTTCCTATTGTGAAATCAAAAGTTATAATTCCAATAAGCGCCTCCCCAATAACGCAAAAGAAGATAAATAATGATGCTGGTGCCCAATTAGTTAAATTTGCAAATCAGGCTCAAACGGGTATTGTAATGATGATAGCAGGTAGTATTATTACATCTGCTTCAATGTTAACTGATAATTCTGAAACACAAAAAGTATTGGTGTATTCAGGTTTGGCAGTTTCAACGGTTGGGCTAATTATCAATATGGCAAGCTATGCAAATGCCCGTAAAGCGGGTAAAATAATGCAACTCAGTCAGGATTTATCAATGCATGCCACACAAGATGGTATTGGTTTGGCTATGCGTATAAAATAATAACTATCAGTATTACCAATTGTATTTATTAATATGAAAGCCCTGCTTATTAGCCGGGCTTTTTTTATGCCACATTGTTACTCTATGTAATTACCCGCGCACGAAAGGCCACACACGGCACGCCCTGTTTAGAAAAATTCTAAATAGGGCAGGCATATTGCGTGAAAATCGCCTCTGTGTCATTACATAACCCCCCGAGAGCGGTGCGGGTCC